GTCGCGTTGGATGGTAGGACGCGACCGAAAAGGCACAGGCGGCGCTGTGCCTCTGAAGCATTGGCAAACTCTCCTCAACTACGCAAAACAGCAACACATCAAACTCACGTTCAATGATCTATCCAACATTCGCTAATCGAGTAGTTCGCCATGAACAACAGCGAACTGCTGGAAGCAGTCTATGGTCCACTTGACGCCGAAACTTACGGGTGGGTCACAAATTTTCGCGCCGATCCGAATGACGCGCCGATGTCGGTGTGGGCGGGCCGTCCGTACAAGGGCAGCAACGCCCAGGCATCGCTCATTGATTCCTGCGCCGAAGACAACACGTTCTACTGCACTGCAGTATTAAAGGGCTTAAACGATCAAGGCCAGTTCCGTCGCGGCAAAGCACACTTCCTGCGCCTTGGCGCGTTAGTGGCGGATGACGCCGACCCGACGCAGTTGAACGGCCGCGCTTCGTACATCCTTGAAACCAGCCCCGGCAAGCATCAACTCGGCGTCTTGCTTGATGCCGACGATGCCGATTGCAGCAATCTTTCTTTGGTCGACGCCGTCATGCAGGCGATGGCCAATGCAAATCTGATTAAAGCCGACTCAAGCGGAAACAACGCCGTTCGTTACGTTCGTCTCCCCGTTGGCCACAACACCAAGAAGCGCGACAGTGGCGCGTGGCCGGTCAAGGTCAAAGAAGCCAACCTGAATGTTCGTTATTCTTTGGCAGACGCGGTTGGCATCTTTGGCCTGGACCTTGACGTCATTCGCGACCAAGCGGCGCGTGTAACACCTAGTGTCATAGGCGCCAGCAGCGGCTCCGACTACGCTGAATTGATTGCAGCACTGGCAGCGGACGATCATGCGCAGCGCAGCTACCACGATCCGCTCCTAAAACTGTCTGCCAAATTTATTTCTAGTGGAATGCACCCTGGCGCGGCGGTTGAGATGCTGCGCGGTTTAATGCAGGCCGTTAAACCCGGCCGCGGCGACCAGATCGAGCGGTGGCAGTCGCGCTATGACCGCATCCCGCACATGGTCAATGGCGCAGAGCGAAAGTACAAAGCGCCGAAAGTCGAAATCGCCTTGCAAGGCACCGACGAAGAGCGGCAGGGGCTATTGCTGACGTTGCCCGAATTGGGCGATGCCACCAAGAATGTACGCTGGATGGTCAAGACGCTGATTCCGGCGGATGCCATGGGGATGCTGTTCGGCGCCTCTGGTACGTTCAAGTCATTCGTTGCGCTTGACCTGTGCCTGCATGTCGCCCATGGATTGCAGTGGGCGAAGCGCAAGACAAACCAAGGCGGCGTCGTGTACGTCGCAGCCGAAGGCGGCGCCGGCATCTATCGCCGTGTCCGCGCCTGGCACCAGCATCACAAGTTATCGCAGCCCGATAATTTCCATGTCTGCGTCACGCCGCTGCTGCTGGCCGAAGAAGATCAAGTGTCCGCCCTACGAGAAGCGATTGCGACGTTACCCCTGCGTCCAAGCCTCGTAGTGGTGGACACCCTTTCCCAGACGTTTAGCGGGGATGAAAACAGCAGCACCGACATCGCGAACTACTTGAGATTGCTGAACACGCACCTGCGGGCAGCGTTTGGCGCCACCGTCATCGTCGTGCATCACACCGGACATATGGCCAGCGAGCGTCCGCGTGGGTCGTCTGCAATCACCGCTAACTTGGATTTTTTGCTTGGATGCTTTCGCCCTAACGCCGAATCACTCGCTGCCCAGGTAGAGGTTATCAAACAGAAGGATGGCGATAAACTCCCCGCGCAGTATTTTGAACTACACCGCGAGGTGCTTGAGAAGGACGAAGACGGCGAGGAAATATCGAGCCTCACCGCCGCGTGGCATGACGCTGTCGCGGCGTGCAAGGAGTCGGCGCTAAGGCTCAACCAGTATGAGCAAGCGTTTCTCGATGCCGTGAAGCCAGGCGACACCGTGTCCGAAATCGAGTGGCGCAAGATTCTGAATGAGATGGTCGACAACGCCGCCACGCGTCGCAGTGCATGGAAGCGTACCGTCGACGGCTTGCGCGAGAAGCGATTGATTAAGGCTGTGGCGCCTGGAACGTGGAAGCGGGTTTAACAGTCGTCAGGACTTGATACACGGCGTTTGACAGCAGATCGACAAACGCCTCATCCCTCGACAAATCTTCACGCCCAATGGTGTCCAGCACCGCGTGTGTCACTTCGTGACATAGCGTGTGGTGCAGATGCGATAGGGGCATCTTCTTAATGCGCGGACTGACGACGATTTCCTTCTCGTCTGGCCGCCACCAGGCCCAAGCGTCTTTCGGCACGCGGCCATACCGTACCCGCACCTTGTGGCCCATGATTTCAAATCCCTCGATCATGGCGCCTCCGGCTTGGGCTTCGGCTTCTTCATTCGGGCGATTCGGGCGTAATACTCGCTGTCACCGCGTCGCTTGCTGTCGCCCTTCACAGAGCCACCTTTCTTGCCCATCTCACGCATGTAAGCGCGGATGACGTCGTCTACCGTCTTCACCACACATTCACCGTATTACGCTTACACGCCCAGTTAGGCGGCGGTACATGGCGCCAGTCCCTACGCTGCATCCAGCGGGTCAGGCGGTTGGTGAGGCGACACAGGCCGACGAACACTATCGCTGCTATGCACCAAAACAAGGCGCCGGCCAGAATTTGAAACAACACTTTGCGTCTCCTTCTCTTCGTTACACACTTCACATCGAATCCAGTCGCCGTAACCGTCTTCAAACCAGAGACGGCCCAGGCAGTTCGGACACAGGCCGCTCATATCGCCGCCCGTGCTTCGCTTAATTCACTTTCCAGCGTGCGAATGCGCCGCTGTAGCGTCTCGATCAGCGCCTCTTGCGACTCAATCAGCTTCGTTTGCGTGCTGGCCAGCATGTCTGCGCGTTCGACGGCTTCGCGCAGCACGGCCAGCTTCGTCTTGTCGTGGGTTGCCCCAAATTGCATTTCGTCGGTCATTCACTCACCCCAATAAATCTTCTATGCGTTGCAAATCGTCCTGATTCGCGGCGTACGCCATGCCGTTGCCGACCGGCTGCAACATGGCGGTCTGTAGCAACTTCTCCGACGGGTAAAACCCCGCGCAGCGGTACTTCGGAAACGCCCCGACCATCAGCACAAAGAAATCGACCTTGCCGGCTTTTTTCCATCGCACGGCCAGCAGTCGACCGCGTTCGTGGCGTGTCGCCTTGACGTCGATCCTCTCGCCGTTGCGCGTGTAGGCGTCGACCTGGTTGGTGTGCGTCATCTCCATGTCGGGGTAGACGTTGGCCACCTTGCAAAAAGCCAACTCCGCACCGGCACCTTCCAAATCCATCTCTTGCTCGGTCATCTTTCGGCCCTGCTGCGGATTGACCAGGCCGGCTTCACGCGACGTCGTCCAGCGCCGCTCGGCTATGTGCCGCGCCAGCATCTGCTCGGATTCGTTCAACTCAATGAACATCAGGGCTTGAAAGCGCCAGCGGCGAAATAGCCAAACAGTAGCCCAAAACCCACGCCGACCAGCAGCATCACGGTCATAGCACCTTCGCGACGGGCGGAAATGTCTTCTAGCTCGTCAATCCGCGCCTGTAACTCGCGAATCTGTTTTCTCAGCCGGTCTTGCGTGAATTCCATTCACTTAACTCCCGTTCCATGCGTACGACCTTGGCGCGGTGTTCCATTTCTTTCGCTACCGCCTCCGCCAGACGCTTCACCAGCTCGGTGTTTTGCTGCCGCAAGGCGTCGAAATTCCGACGGCTGACGGACAGCGAGTGTTCCAATTCCGACACCATGTCGCGCAGCTGCGAGACGGTCATAGGACCGGCCAGCATTTCGCGCCGCCACGCCCCGCCGTCTGATTGGTCGTCAATCATGGGAATCTGCCTCCTCTGCCGCGACGTCGTCGTAGTCGGGGCTGCGCGAGTCGATCCAACGCACTTTTTTGGGCAACGGACCAAACATATCGAGCAGGGCTTCCCGTTCGGCTTGCCAGCGACTCATGCCCTGGTCCAAGTACCGCTCCATGCGGGTGTCAATTTCGCTTGTCATTCTTCCCGCCTCCATCCAGTCATTAGCGCCAGCAGCATTTCGGCTTGTTCCAAACAGGTGTCCCGTTCAATCTTTGATAAGTAACTAAGCTGATCTTTGGCCATGGTCAGCCAAATGGATTCGATGACGTTTCCCTCCGCGTCAACGGAGTCCCTCTCGTCTACGACCGCCAGAGACAATAGGAGCGGGGTTGTCTCGCGGAAGGTGGCAACAAAGGGGTGGGTCTTTGACGGCTTGGGGGCTTTGGCGCGGGCTTTAGCAGTACGTTTCATGGCAAGCGGCTCCTATACGTTGTTTGCATCGTGACGCGTAGCGGGAATCGCTACGCTTTGTGCGTTTGTATACACAAGCGGCCTGTCTGTAAACGCCAGCCGGTAGTGGTTAGACGACTTTATGCAGCTGCGGCCACCAGGCGGTCGGAAAGGGCGTAATGGTGCTGGTTCAGCTTCCGCACGAACCCCAGTCGGCAGAGCTTGCGCAAGGAACGCGACAACACCACGCGTCGCATGGTGGGCGATGGCACGCGGGCGTAAAGGAATCGCCGTACGTCTTCACGCGAGGTAATTTCGTTCATCCGCAGCATGTCCAGCAACGCCCGCTCATGGTCGTTCAATCGCAGCTTCGAGCCTGGTAGGTTGTCCGCGTCCGCCATGGCCGTCAGTAGTTCGACCTTGCGGGCAGCATTTACCTGCTCGATCAGGGCCAGCACTTGCGGGGCATCGTCTGGATGCACGCGGGCGGTAATCGGCACCCATCCGTAGCGAATCTGGCCGGCTTTGATAGCGCGGACTTTCTGGTACGCGTCGTGTTCGTCTTTGGTGTAGAGCATAGTGAAACCCGTTACGTGTAGCGAAAAACGTATCATAAAGTCACTCGTAGCGCGTGGCAAGAAATGCCAAAAAAGAGGGGGTCTGTGGCAAAGGGGGTTTGATCGTGGCGTGGCGAAACGTGGCAGAGCGTGGCAACGCTAGGGCGAAAAATTGGGTGGCGAAAAACGCTTGTTTTATCGTGGTTTATGCTTCAAGCGTTGCAAAGCGTTGCAGAGCGTTGCAAGGCGAAAAGTGAATTGGTGTTGCAATGTGGCAAGCGTTGCAGGGGGTATTTATACCCCTGCACGCAACACAGCCACCCGCCACGCTTTTCTGCCACGCCATGGGATGGGAATGGGAGACAAGGGCGGGGCAAAAAAAAGCCCCGCACGGGGCGGGGCGAGAGAGGCAAGCGGGGGGCCAGGTTAAGCGGATAGCGTTCGAGCGGCTCGGCGCTTGGCGTTGATCTTCGCGGCGCGAACGTCATCGGCCGACATACCCGCGGCCAGCTCTTCAGCCAGCGCAAGCGCCATTTCTGACTTTTCTTCAGTTGGCGCGGTAATGGCAAGAAACAGCGCAAGCGTTAACGCTTCGCGGGGGGTCTTCGGGGCGGTCGTGGTTTGCATCGTTGTTCCTCCGATTACGGATTGTAAGTTAGCTCAGAGCCAGCGGGGCCGCATGACTTGCCGTCGCATGGCTCTACCATGGCGGCAAGAAACAGCACGGCAAGAAACAGGGCGGCAAGAATGCGGGGGCGGCTCATGCGGCCACCCCCTGCGCGATGGCGTCGGCTTTGCGCTTGCCTGTGCCGTGGGCGTGAAAGCCAACGATGACGCCCTTTCGATTCTGGCGCTGGCACAGGCCACAGGTGGCACAAGTCACGCGGTCGGAATATTCGGCAGGGCATGCAACGATCGTGCGGCCCTTAGGGGTTTTGAGAGTACGCGGGGCGTCAGCCGGTAGGACGGTCACAACAGGGCCAATGTCCAGATCCGCCAGGGCATCAGCGTGTGCCGGATTGTTGCCGGACAGGTTGACCGTAAACCCCGCGGCGTTGGCGGCTTTGACCGCGTCAGCGTTGCCGGGGGCGGTCATGTCGTGATGGGTGTACGTGAAGCCATGCCGGCCAGCGTTGGCGTTGGCCAATTGCTGAAGCTTGGCGGCGTCAATGTGGACACGGTCGGCGGTCGGCAAATCGCCGGCCACGTTGTGGCGCCAGAGCGTACGGGCCGGCAATGCGGCCACGCTGTCGCACAGGTCGGACCATGTGCCGCCACGTTCGCCATTCGTAACCTTGCGCCAGTGAATGGCCTGCGGACCGTATTCGGCATAGCAGCCGCCAGCGTTGGCGTTGTTGAACGGGCAAGCGGTCGGGCACGTTGTGGCCGCTGTTGTCGTTGTCGGAATCGGGCCGGTTTTTGCATTAGTGCTAATTCGAGTAAATGCGACTTTCATGGTTTGCCTCATTTGCATCGTTGTGGTGTAGCGAAAATCGCTACAGGCGAGACACTAGCACAACCGGCTAGCCTGTCGTCAAGTATTCCGCGACACGTTGCGATTATGTCCACAACGCGGATATAGTTCGGCGGCATGGAGTCCGAAACGATTTCCGCGAAAATAGCGACCAAAAGGCGGCCGCCCAAGGCCAGCCCGCTAAACGGTCAACCCGTGCCGAAAGGCCGCCAAAAAGGTACGCCTAACCGCGTTACGGCCACGATTCGAGAGGCGATTGAGGCGGCCACGCGGCCAGGCGCATGCCACCCCCAAGGCCTTACCGGCTGGTTGATCGAGCGTGCTAACGGCTCGTTAGGTGATAGGCAGATATTCGCCGCCATGGTTGCCAAGGCGTTGCCGTTGCAGCTGCAAGCGCAAGGCGGCGGCGGTGGCATCACGATCAACTTGGCATGGCTAGCAGGCCGCGGACTAACTAACGTCACATCTACGGCACAACCTAACGTCATTGACGCGCAAGTCATTGAATCTACTGCGAGAAATGACGTAGCCCTTCGGGTTGAAGACACGAACCACCCCGAACCGGCCGCAATTGACCACCAGGCGGACAGCGCCGACCCCCATCCCCCCATCGAACGGCAGGAGGGGGGTGCCTGATAGTGGAGCCTCCCCCCCTATCCCCAGCACCCCCATTTTTGCCTGTTGAGAAAAAGTCAACGTGGACTTAACCAGCTACCGCCCGCGTGATGTTTTTTTGCCGCTGCACCAGCGCAAGAAACGCTGGGCGGTTGTCATTGCGCATCGGCGTGCCGGCAAGACGGTGGCGATGTGTGCCGACATCGTGATTGCGGCGTTAGAAACGCCCGGCACGAAGCCGCAGTTTGCGTACCTCGCCCCATTCCGCGAACAAGCCAAGAAAGTCGCGTGGAATTACCTGAAGGACCTGACCAAGCCCTTCTGGGCCAAGCCGCCGAACGAGTCGGAACTGAAGATTGTGATGAACAACGGGCATGGCGACACCAGCACGATCTTCGTGGGCGGCGCCGATAACCCCGATTCGTACCGCGGACTTTATTTCGATGGCGTCGTGCTGGACGAAGTCGGGCAGATTCGCCCCTCTGCCTGGTATTCCGTATTAAGACCGGCCCTATCGGACAGAAGAGGCTGGGCCATCTTCGCCGGTACTCCGGCTGGCAAGAATTTTTTCTGGCAAATGCGCGAAGAGGCGCGGTTAAACCCCGACACGCACTTGCTACTCGAACTACCGGCGTCCAAGACGAACATCTTGCACCCCGACGAATTGCGTGATGCCAAAGCGCAAATGACCGAGGAGGCGTACGCGACGGAATACGAAATTTCGTTCGACGCCGCCATACCAGGGGCGTACTTCGCAAAGCTGATAGGAGAGGCGTATGAGCAAGGCAGGGTGGGTGATTATCCCGTTGACGCAGAAAGTCCGGTCGATTTGGTCGCGGATTTGGGTTACACGGACAGTTGCAGTTGGTGGGGATGGCAAACCAGCCCCGACGGCCACCGCATCTGCGACTTCTACGAAGCCGACGGGCAGCCGATCAGTCACTACATCGACTGGATCAAAAGCCGCCCGTACAAAGTCGGCCAAGTCTGGTTGCCGCACGACGCCCGTGCGAAAAGTCTCCAAACGGGCAAGTCGATCATCGAGCAGTTCCTGATTGCGGGAATTACGCCGCGCCTGGTGCCGGAACTGTCACTGCAGGACGGCATTGAGGCGGCGAGATTAACGATTCCCAAGTGCTGGTTTGACGAAAAGGCCGTCTACGACGGCATCGAACACTTGCGCGGCTACATGCGCGAGTGGGACGAGCGGACGCAGACCTACCGCAGCCGCCCGAAACACGACCAGCACAGCCACGCTTCGGATGCGTTTCGCTATTTGGCGTTGGCCGCGAAACCCGTTTCTTCCCATTTGTCAAGGGCTGATGCTACTATCGCGACGCGTCGAGACGTTGGCAACAACTATGCCTTCTCGCTCGATGACGTATGGGACTGTCAACCGACCAGAACGGGCAGGCTAGGCTAAATGGATAAATCCGAACGCATTGAGTCCGCGACAGACTTTGCCGACACCCCGCAGGGCTTGGCCCAGCGTTGGTCGACGGAAATTGAGGCGGCCAAGAAGGAACTGGGCAAGTTCCATGAGGATGCCGACCGCATCACGCGGCGTTACCTCGACAAGCGCGACGAGTGGGGCAGGGAAGAATCTAAGGTCAATCTGTTTTGGTCCAGCACGAAGGTGCTGCTGTCGCTGCTGTATGCGCGTCCGCCCAAGGCGTCGGTGTCGCGTGCGTTTTTGGATGCGGACGATGACCAGGCGCGAGTTGCCGGGCAGATCGTTCAGCGACTGCTGAACAAGTCGTTTGACGACAACGTCTCTGCGTGGGATGCCGCCGTACGGCAGGGCATTGAGGATTGGCTGGTTGTCGGCTTGGGCCAGATTTGGCTGCGCTATGAAGTCGAGACGGCGCTGGAAGTCATTCCCGCGCAGGTTGACCCGCTGACGGGCGAGGAATTGGCGCCGGAGTCGACGTACGAGCGGATCGTCAACGAAGACGCGCCGGTCGATTACATCTACTGGAAGGACTTTTTCTACTCGCCCGCCCGCACATGGAACGAAGTGCGTTGGGTGGCGCGACGCGTGTACATGACGAAGGACCAGTTGGTGTCACGCTTTGGCGAGAAGATTGCCAAGATCGTGCCGCTGCAGAATTCGCAGCGTTCCGGTTCCGATGAACAGACACCGAAGTTTGACCCTTGGGCCAAGGCCGAAGTGTTTGAAATTTGGAACAAGGAAAACAAGAAGGTCTATTGGCTGGCAAAGGGCTGCGAAATCATCCTCGATGAGAAGGATGACCCGCTTAAGCTCGACATGTTCTTCCCCTGCCCGAAGCCGCTGGCGGCCAATGTTACGTCCAGCAACTTCATGCCGCGTGCGGATTACATTTTTGCGCAGGATCAGTTCAACGAGCTGGATGAAATTAACACGCGCATTACGTGGCTGACGCGTGCGGCAAAGGTGGTTGGCGTCTACGACAAGGCGGCCGACGGCATCCAGCGCATGTTTAACCAGGCGTCCGAGAATCAGCTGATTCCGGTCGACAACTGGGCGATGTTTGCTGAAAGCGGCGGCATCCGCGGCAAGGTGGAGTGGGTGCCGATTGAGGCGGTGGTGAATGCCATCGACCGTCTGCGTCAGTACCGCGCCGACAAGACGATGCAGATTTACGAAGTGCTGGGCATTTCGGATGTGATGCGTGGTGCGAGTAAGGCGTCGGAGACGGCCACTGCGCAGCAGATCAAGGCGCAGTTTGGCTCGACCCGCATCCAGCTGTCGCAGTTCTACATTGCCGAGTGGATTACCGAAGCCTTGCGCGTCAAGGCGGAAATTATCTCCAAGCACTTCCAGCCGGAGACGATTGCGCAGCGTTCCAACATCATGCGGACGCCGGATGCGCAGTTTGCCGGTCCTGCGATTCAGTTGATTAAGGACGAGGCGCTGGCCGAATACCGCATTTCAGTCGAAGCCGATTCAATGGCCGCGATGGACTGGGCGGCCGAGCGAGACGCAGCAGTCCAGTTCATGCAGGGTCTTGGCGCATTTATTTCTCAGGTCGCACCTGTCGCGCAGTCGACGCCGGGTGCTGGACCGTACCTGCTGCGTCTCATGCAATGGGCCGTCAGCAAGTTCCGCGTGTCGGGCGAAATCGAAGGCACGCTCGACCAGGCGGTTGGTGCGATGAACCAGCAGCTGATGAACCCGCCGCAGCCGCAGCCTGATCCGAAACTTTTGATTGAGGCAGAGAAGATCAAGTCCAACGAGCGGATTGCTCAGATGGAGTCGGCGTCGGACGAGAAGGTGGCGGCGCTGAAGGCGTCGGTGGAACTGCAGAAGATTGAACTGCAGGGCCGCATCGACCAGATGGCGTCACGCTTTGACCAGATGATGGCTTTGATGCAAATGCAACAAGGCGCGGGTCAATACCGCGAATTGCAAAACGGCGTCAGTCAACTGGCCGACGCAAATGCCGCCAATGCGCAGGCGACGTCGGCGCAAATTCAGGCGCTGGTGTCGCAGTTGGCTAAACCGAAGAAGCGCGTCCCGATTCGGGACGGTGCCGGCAACATTGTGGAAGTGCGAGAAGTTGACGACGCTCCGCCCGCTTTGCCCGGCATGCCGCGTGCGATGTGAGGTAACGCATGTCTGTCATTTACAGCACCGCCACCAAGAATGCCCGCATGGATGCTGTTGCGGCGCAGATTGACGCCGGCTCTGGCCCCGGCACGCTGCAGATTGGCACCAGCAACATGAACACGGTGTTGGCGACGTTTACGCTCAACGATCCGTGTGCGGCGGCTGCCTCGAACGGCGTGCTGACCCTCTCTGGTTTTCCTAAGTCCGATACGTCGGCCGACAACACAGGTACGGCTGCCGCGGCGGTCATCAAAGACAGCAGCGGTAACACCGTGATTTCGGGACTCACGGTGTCGACGTCATCGGCAGACATCGTTCTGGATTCGGTCAGTATTAC